CATGTATTTACCATAGAAAATGATGTAAAGTTCATGCTGATGTTTAGAGTTGATAAACTAAGAAAAGCAGTTAAGTATATGTATTTAAACGACTTAGCGCACAAAGTAAATGGCGGAGATGATAATACTTCTGAGTTATTATTAGTACCAATATCAACTTTAATTTTATTAAATAAAAAATTTTGAATATTGGGTTCTAGTTTTGTAAGATTATAACATAACATATGTTAGACTTACGTAAGCTAGAAACAAAAGAAATTTCGGCGGAAGAGGTAAGGTCGGACTATTTATTGTTCGAAAGCTCTTCTAGCGAATATCGTTATCAAATGGCGGAAGACCATGAGTTTTATTTAGGTTCTCAACTTACAAGGTCTCAAAAGAATTACTTGCTCAGTGTGGGTCAGCCCCCCGAAGCTAACAACAAAATACGTCCCGCCGTCGAGCAGGTTTTAGCGAATATCGCCGCATCTGCTCCTGAATGGGATGTTCACGCTGTGGGCAAAACAGACAATGATGCGGCGTTCGTCTTTGACCAACTACTTGATAAAATATGGTACGAATCTGATGCGGATGTACATTTTAGACAGGCTTGTAAAGATTTTATTGTTAAGGGTATAGCTTATATGTATATATACCCTGATTACCAAGGAGATGGTGGACTTGGAACAATCAAAGTAAAAAGAATGCCACCTGAGTCTATATTTGTTGACCCAAACAGTTCTTTACCAGATTTTTCAGATGCTAGCGCAATTATATACTCTGACTTGCATACAAAAGAACATTTAAAAATTTTATTTCCACAATATGCAAAACAAATAGACGATGCCAAAGAAGACCACTACAGAAACGAACAAAGTTCTGGTAAATACTCAAGAGATTTTATTGAAACAAAAGGCAATGGCGTATTAGACCATCAAAGCAGGGTAAGGAAATATTGTTACTTTGTAAAAG